CAAGTGGCAATCCTGTTGGTGATGCAAAGTTAAGTTTGGTTTTACCAGATGGAACTGTTGAAATAAAAGATATTACAAGTATTTCTGGTGCAACAATAACTGTATCAGAATCTTTTTCACAGACACCAAATGTAAATACAATTTGGATTATTTCAAACGTAACCATAGAATCTCAAAAATTTAGAGTTATAACTGTTGAAGAACAAGATGGTGTTAATTATTCAATAACAGCACTTTCATATGTAGAAGGAAAATATGATTTTATTGAAGATGGAACAGCATTACCAGCAAGAAATGTAAGTATTTTAAATGAGTTAAAAGAACCACCAGTTGGTCTTACAGCACAAGAAACTATTGTACCTATTAACAATCAAGCAGTATCAAAAATATTTATTAGTTGGCAACCAATCGTTGGTGTTTTTGAATATCAAGTTAATTACAGATACCAAAATGGAAACTTTGTTTCTGAAAAAGTTTCTCGTCCTGATTTTGTTATTTTTAACAGTCAGCTTGGAACATATGAAATTCAGCTATTCAGCTATAATGTACAAGGCCAACTCTCTGCTACATCAACAGATTTAACATTTGAAGCTGTTGGTAAAACAGCAGTACCACAAGATGTTACAAATTTAAGAATAGAACCAATATCAGATCAGTTTGTAAGATTACGTTTTGATAAAGCTACAGATGTAGATGTAGTACATGGTGGCAACGTTGTTGTTAGAGCATCAAATATTGCAGATGGTACAGCAACTTTTACTAATTCTGTTGATGTTATACCAGCTTTGCCGGGTAACGTAAGTGAGTCTATTGTTCCAAATATTGTTACAGGAGAATATATTTTAAAATTTAGAGATGATGGTGGCAGACTTAGTTCTGGTGAGACATCTGTAATTGTTACAAGTCCAGACCCTTTTCCAAAATTAGTTGTTTTAGAAGATAGAGAAGATACTGATGCAACACCTTTTGCTGGTACAAAAGTTGATTGTTTCTTTTCAGATGATGTAAATGGTCTTGTTTTAGGTTCTCTTGAATTATTAGATGGAGTAACAGATTTTGATGCTATTGCTGACTTTGACTTTTTAGGGGCTGTTGATATTACTGGCGGTTCTTATGAATTTGTAAATACTCTTGATTTAGGTGGTAAACAACCTTTAAGATTACGAAGACATTTTGTGACACAAGGTTTTTACCCTAATGATTTGATTGATAAAAGAACAGCAAATATTGATACTTGGACAGATTTTGATGGTGCTACTGCCTTTGATGTTGGGGCATCATTATTAGTTGCTACAACTGATATTGACCCTGATACATCAGTTTCAGCAACTTATGGGCAAAGTGGTACAACTATTACCATTACAAAAAGTTCGCATGGATATTCTGTCGGAGATTTTGTTGTCATTGATTTTACTGCTGGTTCTGCTACAGATGGAAATTATGAAATAATAACTGTGCCAAGTTCAAGCACATTTACAGTTACTTCAGCTACAAGTGCAACAATATCTGCTGGAACATCTTGTACTTATGGTGCAAACTTTTCAAGATTTAATCCTTTTGTAAATGGTACTTATGTTGGTCGTGGTTTTAAATTTAGATGCGAAATGGATACAGACGATCCAGCACAAAGTATTGAAATAGATCAACTTGGATATACAGCAGAGTTAGAAAGCAGAACAGAAACAAGTCTTGGTAATGCAGGTGCAAGTGGTGGTGGCATTATCTCATCAGGTACTTCGCAAAAATCAGTGACATTCACAAATACATTTTTTACTGGCAATACAGGAACTGGTGTTGCAGCAAATTCTGTCTTACCGTCTGTTGCTATTACTATTGAAAACGCAATAAGTGGCGATTTCTTTGCATTATCTTCTATAACAGGTAGTGGATTTAATATAGATATAAAAAATGGTTCTAGTCATGTAGATAGGGAATTTAAATATACTGCAACTGGTTTTGGTCGAGGCTCTTAAATTATGATAACCTTAAAGAAAAATTAGTGTAAAATGGCTACCCACGATTATGTTATAGCAAACTCTACTGGAGCAGCAGTTCGTACGGATTTGAATAATGTATTGCAAGCGATATTAACTAATAATAGTTCTGGTTCTGCTCCTAGTACCACTGCTGCATATATGTTGTGGGCTGATACAAGTAATAATATTTTAAAAATGCG